TACAAATATAACATATATATTAATATTATACAAGAAAAAACAAAAATATTTTTCACTTATATGCTGAAAAATATGAAATTCTTTCCATATATACATTATTTATCTATCTTTGTCGATAATATTAAATATAACATATATGCTAAGAGTAAAAGAGATTGCAAAGGAGAAAGGAATAACCATGCAGGTGTTAGCCAAACGGATGGGAATAACACAGCCTGGTTTATCTATGCTGCTAAACCGGAATCTTACATTACAAAAGTTATGCGAAATAGCTAAGGCTTTAGATGTCCCGGTTTCTGAGTTATTTAAAGAGAAAGAAAGTAGTAGTGTCCGTATTACCTGTCCGCACTGCGGGAAATCTGTAACTTTAAAAGTAGAATAGCTGGGCTTAACCTCGCTATTCTACTTCGTCCCCCTCTTTTGTAAAGGTCTCCATTTGCTCCAGCTTTTCCCGGATGGCGATGTTTACGAATCTATTTTTATTACCTACATCCTTAAGTTTTTGCAATATATTTTCTTCTATGCGAAAACTTATCGGTAGCATCGTCTTCCCTTTCTTTCTCCCTGCCCCTGGTCTGGCTCCGCCACGTTGCTTCTTTTCTTCCATTACTTCTTTTTTTTACAATTTGTCGTAAGCATCGTTTGCTATAAAAACAGCGTCTTCAATACTTCCATTTTCGATAGTATCTTCGACGATTCTATCAACAAACTCGACGAAAGTTGCATAACCTTTGCCGACAGTCTTTTCTTCGTATTCTTCTTTCGTAAAATTGATGCCCTCGATTACATCGTATTTAATACTTTTAGCCTCTCTATATTAGAATTCTTCTTCAAAACAGAAATTATTAAAAAAGTCTTTTTTAAAAGAATCGGTAGGTTCATCCGGCTTTTCGTCGCTTTCCCAAAATTCCTTTGTTACATCGTCGCTCCACGTTTCCCACGCTTCGTACAACATATCTGTGTATTTGTCGAAGATTTTGCATTGTTCTATATTCATACCAAAATTGTTTTCTCTTCTACAGATGTCCTTAATTTGTTCTAAAGTTTTCATATTTTTAAATTTTAAATTATTATTTATTCATTTTCTTCGATACAAAGATAAGACATTGTTTTGAATTATGCAATACTTTTTTCAAAATGTTTTCCATGAAATGCGTTATTTGGATTTATTATAAATAATCGCTATTTTTGTTTTGTTGTTATGTAGCAACACACATTAATTTGAACGGCGGGCATGAAAGCAAAAGTTTGTCATGATAAGATTGATATTTCGTTAGTCCTTCCCAACGAGGGGCAGATTAATGGTGTACCTCAAAATCCACGCCTCATAAACAAGGAGAAATTCATAAAGCTGTGCAAATCCATTCAGTCACTCCCCGAACTGACAGAAGCTCGTGAAATCATTGTATATCCTCTTGATGGGAAATACATTGCTTTAGGTGGCAATATGCGCCTGAACGCTTACGTTGAATTAGGATGGAAGAAAGTGCCTGTATGTATCTTACCGGAGAATATGCCAAAGGAGAAACTCCGCGCAATAGTCATACAGGATAATAACTCATTCGGTGAAACAGATTGGAACATTATCGCCAACGAATGGGATAGCGAAGAGTTGGACGATTGGGGCTTTGATGTATGGCAAGAGCCAGAGAAGAAAAGCAAGGAACCAAAAGGAAAACAAGAAGAGGAAGAGGAAGAGAATGCCGACTACTACGCAATGATGTTGGGTGACCGTATTTATGACAGCAACAATGAATTTGAGATACCGACATTAAAGCTTGGCGGGCAACCTACAAGCGGACTTCTATTGCCTTTTGCCGGATGGGGAAGCGACACCAGAGCAAAGAAAGGCATATCCACCTATCATTTTTATGTAGAAGATTATCGGTTTGAGGCTATATGGAAGAATCCGAACGAAGTATTAAATAGCGGATGCACAGATTTGGTGGAGCCTAACCTATCATTATTTGATACTACCCCTATCGCATATGGGTTGCATCAAATCTATAAAAAACGGTGGATTGCCCGCTATTGGCAAGAATGCGGAGCCAATATTTATGTCGACCTGAACGTATCGAGGAAATTTCAGAAGTACAACCGTCTCGGCATCCCTAACGGATATAACGCATTCTTCACACGAGGATATGCCGACAGACAAGAATATTTGAAAGAAGAAATCCAAATCACCCGTGAAATATCAGGGAAAGATAATCCTAACATGATGGTTTACGGCGGAGGAGATAAGATAAAAGAGCTTTGCATACAGAATAATGTGCTGTATGTGGAGCAGTTTATGGCTAACAGAGTTAAAAAAAGGAGGTGAAAATGGCTAAAACAAGCGGAGAAGTTAGAAGTAGTAGTTCATCAAGTAGCAGAGGGAAAACAATAAAACAAAGGGAAGGATTTAAAACATATAATACAAAAGATGGAATTATTGAGGTCCCAGAACTTCATATAGACATTCATGGTAAACCTGTTGGTACTATAGAATGGAAATTATGGGAAAAAAACGACAAAAAAAGACTGTACGGAAAGGTATATTATCCTCATTCAAAGCCTGTTGATATTGGATACTACGACTTAAAAAATAATATATCTTTTTTAAGTAGTCGTCCCGTTGCTGTTGCAAGGTCAGTAGGAATGGATATTAAGATATATAAAAAAGCAAAGAGATGACAATAAAGAAATAAACTACGGCAAAGATATCTAGAGCCCTCACCGATAGCACAATAACACAATTACTGTCCAACAAGGACATCCCGACCCGTGCTTCTAGATGAATAATTATTGAAAACGGCGAAAAAACGGCGAAAAATGGCAAAATTTGAGAAAGGAAATAAAAAAGGATATAAAACACTTTTTACAAGTGACAATCAGCCTGTAAATCGTGGCAGAAAACCCAAGCTATACACCATCGCCAAAAAGAAATACAACATATCCCACGAGGAATATAAAGATGTTATTGCCTATCTGATGCAATGCACCAAGAAAGAGATAAATAGCATCGCAGAAGATGAAAACACGCCGATTTGGATTGTAAACGTGTGCCGGGCATTGTATAAAGATTCTGGACGTGGCGAGGTCAAAACCTTAAACGACATCACAGAACGCATATTTGGAAAAATTCCAAACACAACAGAGATAACAGGAAAGGACGGGAAAGACTTAATCCCCAAAATCGACATCGAGATTATTGACAAAAGGGAGGATGTAGAACATGAAGATACAAACTACTAAAATATTCTCCATTGTTGATAATGCTATTAATCAGTTTGATATTGTAGACGGACAAAAAAAGCGCAAATATACCACGATATCGGCGCAAGGCTCCAGTCGTTCGAGTAAGACATACAACATCCTTATAAGACTTATCACCTATTTATTACAGAATCCCGGTTTAAGATTATCTATCGTCAGAAAGACACTTCCGGCATTAAAGGCTACCGTATTTGTTGATTTCAAGGAGATAATGCGGAATATGGGAATATATGATGAGAGAGGATGTATGAACAAAACAGACTTCATCTATACATTTCCCAACGGATCATGGATTGATTTTTTCTCTACTGATGATGAGCAGAAGATAAGAGGGCGTAAGCGCGACATATTATTCGTGAATGAGGCTAACGAAATATCATTTATTGAATGGCAGCAGCTTAAAATGAGAACGACAAAGTTTGCCGTTATTGATTATAACCCGTCTTTTTCCGATGATCACTGGCTTTGTGAAATCAATAGAGACCCGCGCACCTATCATTTTATAACTACATACAAGGATAACCCATTTCTTGAGCAAACAATCGTTGACGAAATAGAGAGTTTGAAATATAAAAATGAATCCCTATGGCGGGTTTATGGGCTTGGATTGCAATGTCAGGTCGAAGGGCTTGTTTTCCCTAAATACACGTTAGTTGATTCAATACCGGATTATTGCAAGAAGCGCGGATACGCTAACGACTTCGGATATACTCATGACCCTACAGCTATAGTGGATGTTGGTTTGCTTGACAATAAGCTATACATAGATGAAATATGCTATAAGACGCACATGTTAGCCGGCGACATAATAGAAGAGTTCAAAGGCGTGCCGAAGATGAGAGTTATTTCCGAAAGTGCAGATCCTCGACTGATTCAAGAAATATATAATGCTGGAATAAACATCTACCCTGTTGAGAAGTTCAAAGGTAGTGTGATGGCCGGCATTCAAAAAATGCAAGAATACGAGATATGTATTACTCGCAGAAGTTCGAATGTGATAAAGGAGTTTAATAATTATACCTACTTGCAAGACAAGGCTGGGAAATGGCTAAATGAACCAATTGACAAGTTCAACCATGCCATTGACGCAGTAAGATATTGGGTGCTTGCTGAAATATTAGGACATATTTACGACCGGAAAGTATTTTACGACAAAGATGAGTTTGATATTGATATATTATAACTGAAAATCACTATATTTGCATTGTCTTGTGATGTTACAAGGCACCCAAAACAGAACGGCGAGCCATGAATCTATTATCTACTTTTTTCAATTCGGCATCAAACACTATTCAGAATGCTATAGGGATTAATCGGACTGTTGAAGAATTGATCCGGGATAGGGACATTTCAAAGGTCATTTCTTTGTTACAAAACAGGGACGAAGAGGTAAACGAGGCTATTTTAGAGTACAATCCGGATACGCATAAGATTATGCGTAAACAAGACAAAATTAGAATCGGGAGACCTCCTAAAGTCCTCGCAAAACTATCAGCTCCCTATCAGCAAATCATAAATGAAATAGAACTGACATTCATGTATGGGAACCCTCCGACATGGCAGCAGGATTCAGACGGAGCGGATAGAGCTTTCCAAGTTTATTCCGATGTACTGAAAAACACGCGATGGAACACCACACAGAGGGAGTTTAAGAGATTAGCCGGCGCGGAAACAGAGGCGGCAAAATTGTACTATGTTTACAAAAATGATGCTGGAGAGAAAAAGGTTGGTGTTAAAGTCCTCGCAAAAAGCAAAGGGGATGAATTAAGGCCGCTCTTCGACCAATACGACAACATGCTTTCTTTCGGGCATGGATATTACCTGTTGGAGGGGGTAAAAACGGTTTACCACTTCGATATATACTACCCGACTATTATTTACCGATGCAAAAAAACAAATGGAGCTTGGGAAGTTGTAGCAGAAAAAAACGATATAGGGAAAATCCCTGTTATATATGTCACACAAAACAAGGCTTGGTACGGCATTCAGCCTTTAATAGATAGAATTGAGGCTCTCCGTTCGCGTGTTTCCGATGTAAACGATTATGTTGCCGACCCGATACTAGTTATGTCTGCTGACGTTGCCGAATCTTTAAAGAGCAAAAAAGACACGGCAGGATTGCCGGACACTGAAAAAGCAGGAGGCGGTAAAGTGGTCGGCGTACCGAGCAAAGACAGCAAATTTGACTATCTTTCCGTAGATACGGCTGTCGATTTGAAAAGAGAAGAGATTAAAGACCTCGAAAAGTGTATCTATATGCTATCTATGACGCCGGACTTATCATTTGACGCACTTGTAGCAGCAGGCGCACCGACAGGCAGGGCGTTAAAAAGGGCTATGGCATTAGGCTACATGAAGAGGGCGAAGAATATGGAGATATACTACATTGCACATGAGCGAGAAGCAAGCATTATAAAGGCGATTATCGGGAATGTGCTTGACGTATCTTTAAAGTCAGTAGTTGAAAATCTTTCGGTTTCATGCCAGCTTGCCGAACCATTCCAGGACGACGTAAGCGAAAAGATAGCAGACATTATTAATCTTTACAGCTCCGAGCTGATAAGCCGGGAAACCGCACTTACGTTGATTGACTATATCAACGACCCGAGCGTCGAGCTTGACAAGATCCTGACAGAATTAAAGGAAAGACGCGAGCAACAGATAGAAACACAAGGCTCTTTGTTAGGAGAATTTCAACGGGCCCCAAAAAATGAAGAAGAAGAGGAGTAATTTATACCGGTTTTGGCTTCATATCCTTTCCGTGTTCAGAAATTCGTATCTTGAAGACTATCCAGATGGCAAAACAAAGAGAAGAGAAAGAAGAAAGAAAAGATGAAGACAGACGATTTAACACTCGAGCAGTTATATAACCTGTTGCTCGAATTAGACGCCCAAACGGCATCCCGCTTGAAGCGTTTGTATTCCGAATTTTCAAGCGAGATAGCAAATATTCCGGGTATTAAATCGTATCTATCCGGTAAAAAGTTGAAATCTTTCTCTGATATTAACGGAATAAAAGGCATCGACGGGAAAATAGACAAACTTATCGATGAAATATACTCTATTGTCACATCGGCCCAAGAAACGGCATGGAGAATTGGTGAAAAAGTCACGGAAACGCTTGTATTAAGCAAGATTTCTACAGAATTAGCCGATAATTTGCGGAAATCCGGATTGTTTAAGCACCGGAATAAGGCGATGGATGCCTTTAAATTCAATAAAGATAAATTTGACATATCCACAAGGGTATGGAAAGACGGGATAAAGGCACAAATTGAAGAATCCGTACAACTTGCCGTGTCAAACGGAGAATCGGCGCAAAAACTAAGCAAGGATTTAAGGGAATATCTACAAGAACCGAAAAAACTATTCCGCCGAATAAGGGACAAGGAAACCGGAGAATTGAAGCTAAGCAAAGCGGCGAAGCAATATCACCCCGGGCAAGGCGTATATCGGTCTTCCTACATGAACGCAAGAAGACTTGCAGCAACAGAAATAAACAATTCTTACCGGATGGCTGAATGGGAAAGTTATCAAAACAATCCGGTAATTGTAGGCTTTCAAATCAGATTATCGAACAACCACACGCTAAAGAACCCGAAAACAGGAAAGCCGGAGCCATTTATTGATATATGCGACTATGCACAAGGCAGGTACCCAAAAGATTTCGTATGGTACGGATGGCATCCGCATTGCCGATGTATCATGACGCCGATATTCGCTACACAAGAAGACATTGCCGCTATGACGCAAGCGATATTAGACGGCAAAGAACCGACAACGGTAAAACCAAAGATGATAACCGACATACCAGATAAGTTCATCAAATGGTCACAAACTCATAAAAAACAAATATCGGGATGGAGTGCCCTACCCTACTACGTCACAAATAATCCTAAATATGCGGAAAAGTATTTCATTTATCCAAAGGTGTTCAAAGATTTGTAATTTTTATTTGGATTAAATAAAAATAATATGTACATTTGCAATACTATCAGGTGTATGATGATGTACACTGCCCATTAAAATAACGGAATTACTAACAGAAAAGGCAAGCGCCTGATAGTTGTATTTATACTATCGGACGTTTGCCTTTTTTTATTCATCACGAATGAAAACAAAAATCTTATCTCAACTGAAAACTAAGTATTCCAACTTAGGGTTTGGCGAAAAAGCTTTTGACGGGGTGGCTGATTACTTATCTAAAACCGTCACAGAAGAATCACAAATCGAGGCAGCAATCGCAGGGGTTGAACCCTTGCTGAAAGCATTTCAGGGCGATGTAGACAAGATAAGGACGGAGAAATCCGAACTACAAAAGCAGTACGACGAACTGAAAGCCAAGCAGGACAAAGGGGGCGATCCTGAAAAGAAAGAAGAACCCAAACCGGACGATATGAAAGCCATGATTGCGGCGGCAGTTGCCAAAGCGGTCAAACCTTTTCAAGAGGAAATCCAATCTTACAAAAAAGACAAGGCAGATACCGACCGGAACACTTTTATCTCTTCCGAAGCCAAAAGGCTGGGTATCGACGAATCAGACTTGAAGTATCTCAACGTGCCGGCAGAACTTGATAACGCTGGGATTACGTCACATCTAACCGCCTATAAACAGCACATGGTAGACAAAGGCATTCCAGAAAGAGGTGGTTTTCCGCAAAACAAAGGCGAAATCACTCAAGAGCAAGCCAAGGAAATTGCGGATAGTTTATTAATCTAAAATCAGAAGGATATGACAGTAGTAAATTTAGTGAATGAGCCACAAGGAGTCATTACCGGTAACGACAATATCGTTATCGTGAATCACTTTGACGGCATCCGTGGCGGTCGCTCGCTTGACTTGACAGGATACACGGAGAAATTTGTAAAAGCCGGACACATTCTTATTGAAACGTCAGACGGCAAGATTCAGCCTCTGCCTGTCAGCGAGGAAGCATATACCCCACTTGACGATGAATCAGGGTCGAAGTATTGTGGGATTCTCGTAGCAACCATCCCGGCAAGCAAACCGTTTGCCGCTATCATGACGCGAGGCACCATCAACCCAAAAGCAGCACCATACACCATGAGTGCCGAGCTTATCGCCGCATTGAAGACCGCATTACCGTTAATCGATTATCAGGAGGACTAAGACATGGAAAAATCACTTTACTTTGATTTGATTCAGAAAAACTTCCCGAAGCTGATTTTGGCTATTGTGGAAAAACTGAACGACAAGAATCAGACGCAGCTGTCTTATATGTTCAAGCAGTTGCTTAAAACGGATTATTCCGTAGATGGCCGTTGGGCATCCCTTACGGGACAATATACGCGGGTTGCCGCCGATGTGGTTGCAATGGATTCACCGCTTCCGTTGAAAAAGCGTGATTCGTTGGAGAAAGCAAGCGGAGAACTTCCAAAGATGGGCATGGAATTGTTCCTTAACGAAAAGCAGATGACGGACATTGATACGTTACTCGCACAGGGATTTGATGAAAAAACCATCATCGCCAAAATCTTCGAGGACACTCCGCGCGTGATTGCCGGTATCTGGGAGCGTATCGAATTGATGTTCTTGCAAGGCCTGTCTACCGGTGTGGCATTGGCAGATACAGACAATGTAGGCACCGGTGTACGTGTGGATTACGGATACCTTACCGCAAATAAATTCGGCGTCAAGGTCGTTTGGGAAGGAAACACATCAACTTCAAAGCCGATTGATGATATCCGGAAAGTTCTTAAAAAAGCTGAACAAGACGGCAATGTTATCATCGGAGCTTATGCTGACCAAGCATGGTTTGACAACTTCAACGCATCCGACCAGGTACGCCAGCAGTTCGCATTTTTGCAGGGTTTCGTCGGTACCAATATCCCTGTACTTGACAACACCCAGGCAAACAGGGTAATGTCAAGTAAGTTTAATTTCACTGTTACTAAAGTTGACAGGACTATCAAGACGGAGAAAAACGGGACACAGACAAACAATACACCATGGAAGAAAGGGATGATTGTATTTGTTTGTGATCGTCAGTTAGGCTCCTTGGTGTGGTCGCGTCTCGCAGAAATGAATCACCCTGTACAGGGAGTAAACTATCAGACGGTAGACCAGTATTTGCTCGTTTCCAAATACCGGGAAAATCGTCCTTCTCTCCGCGAATACACCACTTCACAGGCTCGTGTCGTTCCTGTAATCGCGAACGTTGATAGAATTTATACTATGGACACCACAACCGTACAGGCATGAAAGTAAAGATTTTATCGGATTTCAGAGACAAATATGACTATTCCCGGTTATATAAAGCCGGGGATGTCATTACGCTCAATGAAGAGCGTGGGAATGAACTTATTGCACTTGGTTTGGTTGAGCCTTTTAATAAGAAAGAGGATACAACCGAAGAAGA